CCAAAAGCCTGAGTTAATTCAGCAATTGAAGAGTTATGCGGACCATATTCACGAGCACAGATTACAGTTTTGCAATCCTGTTGGCCATTGGCATTTACGGAATACAATACTGACCCTCGCACACCAACGAAGCATTGACCAATCCATGTCATGGGTAACCAATTCGTATAATTATACGGTTCAGGTAGCGAAGATATAACACCAAGGGCAGAATCTACACCATTCACATCAAAACCAGGATACAACGGTAAACGAGCCAACTTGAAAGTACTCAAGTATATCGTATCTATAGACGAAGATGAACCAGCGACAAGCCTCTTATAAAGGCTCTGTCGCCGCATAACTTGGCGTAAGGAAACAACAGATTCCCCGAAATACACCAAATTTATATTTGGGTCGGCAATAGACGGTTTGACTCCCATTTCGTGTACGGTACGATCGACATCCATACGAGAATCATAAGATTGGACAGCGTATGGTGAATATGAAATATCTACTTCCTTTGGTACAGCAAACTCCAGATTATCGGCACCCTTGACGAAAACCAACATTCTAATATCAGCAGATGTTATTGGTGAAGTTTGACGATTCAACACACGAACGGTAATAATACCATTGTGGTAGACACCAACACCAGACATAGAAGTCGATGCTGTCGAATAATGGAGTAATTTACCAGGTTCAACGCGCAGATACGCCAGAGCTTGTGTATAAGGAACGCGAAATTCCACATCCGTTTCTTCAGTAATGTCCACGATTTTCGTGTACGTTTCGGTGGTGTAATCACCTGCCGCACCAATATTTCCACGGGGGTCCCAATTAATACGAACCCTACCACGGTGATATTTCGAACATATGAACTTGAAACGGAAAATAATATCCCCACGCCAATATTCAAACATGTCAGACACATGGGACATGGGAGTATTCCAAAGAATATCCGTAGGTCCCGTAGTATCTATCTTGTACAAGGCGGGAGACACTTTAGCGTAGAAAAGTCCATCATTGATAGAACGAGCGCTAGTCCATGTGGATTCAAACAACCATGCCTCACGAGCGCAAAAATTACTAATTACGAGCTCATCAGCAGTTGTCGCACCAGCGATAGCTGGATCAATAGACAATTCGTTCTTAGAATCAAGCGTTAGTTTATCTATTGGCATACCAATATCAGTAGATGCTAGATTCGGAAAAGGCGCTGGTTGAAACTGATGAATATCATCAATCACTGGGGTGTTGGTATACCCGAACAGCGAAGCAATCTTCGAAACGGCCTCTGCAGCGTGCGACGTAGCCGTAGCAAATGGTCCGATAATCGGAACATCACTCAGCATTGAGGTGGCCCTCGCAATAGCTGAAGCGGGTTTCGAAACTACTCCATCATCTTGGTATTCATCCCTAGACTGAACAGCCAAAGCCACGGTTGGTCCCGCGACTTCGATGTTTTCCGCCCAAGCATAAACAACAATCTCAATATCACCCGTGGCCCC